ACAATTGTTTCTGGACATGGTGGTGATGGGTTAAAAGGTGAAACTCAAAGTTCGGTTCAACGTGGTTTTATATCTAAAGGTAGTGGTGTATTATCTAATGCGGCACTAACTAGTTCATTATCAGACCCAGATGATGTATTCTGTAGAACATGGACAACCTTTGATAGATATGACCAAGTACAAGACCTTCAAAAGAGTTCTGGTATAGTAAAAGGTGAGGGTTTATATAGAAGAGGTTATGAAAGTGGTGATAGTGTATTGGGTGATAATGGTTTTGTTAAGATAGGACCATATGTTGGTGATGAATTAGGTGGTGAAGATGGTGATAATAATATTAAGAATTTTATGTTTTCACTTGAAAACTTAGCATGGTCTGACAATAAAGAGAATTTATTGGATTGTGAACTAGGACCAGGTGACCCAATGGGTAAACGTGGTAGAATCATGTGGTTTCCACCATATGACCTTAACATAACAGAAAATGTTAATGTTAGTTGGGAATCAACAAACTTCATCGGTAGAGGTGAACCAATCTACACATACAATAATACTGAAAGAACTGGAACACTTCAATTTAAAATTGTAGTTGACCACCCTTCTTATTTAAATACCATTAGAGGTGAATCAGATGAGTACTTAGCATCATTCTTTGCTGGTTGTACTGATATTGACCCAATAATAGCTCAGAGATTAACGGCAGTTGAAAAAAATGATATTGAAGTTAAAAATGCACCACCAGTACAACAAAAACAACCAGAAACTCAAACACCTAGTGTAGATTCATTAAGTATTTATTTACCAAATGATGTGTCTATACCAGATGAAACTTATGAAGATGCATTTAGTAGTGAACTTAATGAAGGTGGTACTACAGAAGATTCTGGAACTGTTAGTTTAGTTAAAGCATCATCAACAAATAGAACCAACTTTGGTTTAAATGGTGATAAAAATCCAACATTGGCCGATGTCGGTGGTTGGTTTACACCAAGTGGGATAGAAAAATTAAAGAAAGCACTTAATGAAGATTGTCCAGCATGTACTATTGATGTTAAGGGTTATGCTAGTCAACAAGGTCAAGTATTAAACCCAACAGGAAATAGAAAAATACAAATAAATAGAGCCAACGAACTTAGAAAGTGGCTTGAAATAAATGTACTTGCATTTGATGATAATATTATCAAAGAAAAAATTAAATATGATGATAGATTTAAACCATGGAATGATAGTAATAAAGTTGGTGGTATCCAATCATGTCCAGAAGTTGCTGATGGTGTCAATGACACCCTTTGTTTAAAAGAATCTAGAAAAGCGGTTGCTAGATTTAGTTTCGATTCTGATTTAGCATTAAAACTTACTGATAATGAACAAGACCCAGTTGTAACACCAGCGGAGCAATTTAGAATTAGTCAAGACATACTTAATAGATTCTACAATGAATGTAATTATTTCGAGAAGTTAAATCAAGATAGTCCTACAGTGTACAAAACTCTTAAAGAAAAACTAAGGTTCTTTCACCCAGCATTCCACGCTATTACACCAGAGGGTCTTAATTCAAGACTTACATTCTTACAACAATGTACAAGACAAGGACCAACTAATGGTTTAAATGCACCAGATAACCTTGCTTTTGGTAGACCACCAGTTTGTATTCTTAGACTTGGTGATTTTTATCATACTAAGATTATTATTGATAATATTGGTGTTAGTTACGACCCTCTTGTTTGGGACCTTAACCCAGAAGGTATTGGTGTACAACCAATGATTGCAACGGTTGACCTTTCATTTAAGATGATTGGTGGACAAAGTATGAAAGGACCTATCAATAAATTACAGAATGCTGTATCATTCAACTTCTTTGGTAATACTCAAGTTTATGATGAAAGAGCTGACAAATTAGAAAAGAATACTGATACAGTTAATGGTGAGGGTGAATATAAATTGGTAGAAGGTAGGAAGAAGATGAAAGCAACAGATGAAGAACTTGGTATTGAAAATAAGACTGGAATTAATGGTAATGGTGATGATACTGTTGGTATTAATCAAGAAGAATTAGTGGATAAACAACCATCGGAAGAACAAGAACAAGGTACTGAGTTTGAAATTACTGGTTTTAAAACTATTAATGTCGGGGCTTGGGATAAATCTGTAGACCCAAGTGGTTTAGTATATACAATTAATTTTACACTTAACTCTAATAATATTTATGATGAAAATGGTAATTTAATTGCTGATGAAACAGAACTTAAAGCATGGATTAGAAAAAACGGTATAAAGGTTATATTAAAACCAATTAAATTATTTTCAGAACCAAATGCAGTACCAACTAACGCATATGAAGAAGTAATTTCATCAATCGATTCGGGTAGTGTATATACTAAAACTTTAGATTCCGCAATAAATGGTGCTGGTTACAATATGGGTAGTACAACCCAATTGGCTAGTGTTGATTTACCAACTATTAAAGTACGTGGTGCTGGTGAATATATACTTAAACTTCAAGTTAGTGGTGGTAGACCAATACAAACGAATATAATATTAGATGGTAATTCATACCAAAAATAAAAGATTATGGCAGAATATTACGATAGATACGGTAGTTTTAGAGATAATGGACAAATGGAACCAATACCTGGTATCAAGATACCATTACAGTCCACCGATAAACAAACACTTTACAAGACTGGTAAAAGTAGATTAGATAAAGTAAGTCAAGAATATTATGGTAATCCATATCATGGGTGGTTAATACTATTAGCAAACCCTCAATGGGGTGGTATGGAGTTCGATATTCCAGATGAAACACCAATTAGAGTTCCGTTTCCATTTACAAGTGCAGTAGAAAGGTATATATTAGAGGTGAAAAAACATAAAGAGTTATATGGATAGTAATAAAAGACATGCAATATGTAGTTCTGGTAAATCATATTTAATTAACCCAAATTTATTATTCGGTCAAGATGCATCAGATAATCTTTTCGTTCCACCAGAGGACTTAAATATCTATGTAGAACTAACAACGAGTAAGAAATCTAGGTCGGTTATTGATTTAACTGATGATGAATTTATAGGTACATCTACTGAAAAGAGTAAGGCTAAGGTATCATTTATAGATGGTTCAAATATAAGTGGTAAAGAGGATGAAGATGGTAATCCAAAGAAATCATTAACTACTAGTTACACTGAGTTAACAACGGTATTTAACAAGACTGCTGATACTGAGAAGTTTGGTATTACTAGTATTAATATTGATTTTAATTCAGCTTATGCTCCGTTGGTTAAAATAGAATTCGTTGACGTTAGGGGTGCATCATTATTCAACACACATGGTGAGAATGGTCCAGTATCTGAGTACTCTGGATTTTTTGATTTACCATATCCAATATTTAATTTAAAGGTTAAGGGTTATTATGGTAAAACTGTAAAGTATTGTCTACACTTAACAAGATGGAACGCTAGATTTAATTCACAAACAGGTAATTTCGAAATATCTGCTGATTTTATTGGTTATACATATGCTATGCTTTCTGATATGCTTTTAGGTTACCTTAGAGCAATCACTAAAACTGAAGCTGGTAAGACTAAATTTAATAATGTAAAGAATCAAATGGCTAGACCAGAGGAATTGATTACTATTAATGAATTATTAAATAAAATTGTTGATGTAAATGAATCCATTACTAAATTACAAGACAAAGATAAAGATATTTTACAATTAAGTAGTAATCAAGAGATACAAAAAGCACTTGATGGTATTGAAAACTTATTAGAAAGTGGTATTGAAAGTATTTCCAAACCAGATGATTCATCATTAGAAGGTTATAGTATAATAAAAACTGGTGACGGTTTAATTGGTGTTAGAAACAATCCACAAGATTTACAAGAAACTATAAATAATAAGGCTGATTTAGATAATTGGAAATCTGCAATGAAATTACAAGTTGATAAACTTAATGACAACCTAGCAGAATCATCTAAGTATCAAGTTGAAGATTTTACCGATGTTAAGTTTTATGAAAACTTTGTTTATAATGAAATTTTTGAAGATGTACAACCATATAACACAAAGCAAATAAATTTTAGAAGTGCTTGGGATTTAAATGAAAGTGATGAGAAATTTAAAGAGTTTGAAGAAAGGATTTTAGGTTTAAATTCTAGGAATAAAGGTACAAATATGAATCTTTATGATTTCAAAAAAACTTATGAAAAAATTAGGATTATAAGAGATTCATTAAAGACAGATGAGGAAACTATAAAGAAAAATGTTGGTCAAAAATTAAGAAGTGTTTTTTCTGATACGATTGGGTTTGAACCAAGTATTAGAAATATATTCAGAATCTTTACAGTTCATGCTGAAATATTCATGGAATGTCTTAAAGATGTTTCAGAGAAAGCGGAATTAGATATTAGTAAGTTAAGATATGGAGAATTAAAAAAACTTAAAGACCAATTTGATATTCACAAAAAAGATGTTAAGAAAGGTACATTACCTCCTAAGATATGGCCTTGGCCACTATTCAGAACCCCAAGTGATTCAGATTCAAAATCTAAAACATTAGAAGAAGCATATCTTGGTGGTGATGATGGTGTTGATATACCACAAAACGTACCAGAACTAGTATTTGTTGAAGAATTATTAGAAGGTTTATTAGCGGTAGGTAGAGAAGATATTGATAGAGAAGAAAGGATTAATAATCCAGATACTATTATTGGTAGTTGGTTCCCAATCAATGTATTAGATACTCCATTATTTGGTGTTACAGAAAATCCGTATAAGACAAGAACAATCGGTAATAGTAATAATACTCTTGACCCACTTAAGTTAATGATGTTAAGAGCATTCACATTCTTAGGGGTATCAAATAGAACACCATTAGTAATTGAATCAGAAACTATGGGTACTCTTGAGGCTAATACTTGTTATGAAGGTTTATCAAATGATGTAGTTAAAAAAGCGTTAATAGGTGATTCAAGTCTTGGTGATTCCGAAATTGCTGATAAGATAATAGGTTGGTTCCAAAACGGTAAGAATGATACTAGAAATTTAACGGCTAAGGCTGCTAGTGGTGAAGAAGCAAGAGGTTTCTTATATGAAGATGGTAAATATTATAAATATAAATTCTTTAGTAATGACCAAAGTGGTGATGGTGGTAAAGGATTAAAATTCATACCTATAAATGGTAACTTCGATGGTTCTGAATTCTATAAAGATGGTAAACCACAGACGAATAATGAAGCAATAGAATCAAAAAAATTATCATATCAAGACACAGGTATAGGTGGAAATCTATTTATATCAACCTACGCTAATACTTCCGCATATGATGGGTTTTAAGATTATGGTGAAACACTATTAAAGATTTTCACAGAAGAAGAGTATAATAATGATGCTAAAGCACTGAGACCTAATTATCCAGAACAAGTTGATAAGATTCAACAGATGATATCAACACTTAAACAAGATGCACCACCATTATTAGACACTGGTACCTTATATAAAACTCTAAGAACAGAAGATAAAGAAGTAAAAGGTTGGAATATACTTGGTGATGATACATCTAAGTATGCATTCACAACAGTTAAACTTATTGATATCAGTAATTTAGAAAATGCTGGTGGTTCGGAAGAAAAAGAATGGGCTATATCAGAACAACAAAATAGTGCACAATTAAAACAAGCATTTTATGTTAATCAAGGTGAAACTTGGGGTGCAACATCACTTTCTAAGAAATTAGCAGTAACGTCTGAATTTTCAAGGGGTAAATTCATACCTAGTAAAAACAATCCAACTAATACTGAGTTTTACTATACTAGAAATCAAATGTTGGCAAGACCATACCCAGATAAGTCTGGTGAAAGTATCCTTCAAGCTACTAATCCACAATTAGGTAATAATAGACAATTTTTTAATGATGATGATGTTTACATACCAAAGGTAGATTTTATTGTTACTCAAAGAGAGGGTAATAATAAATATCAAGTATATTCATTATTTGGTAGTAGATGGTACTTTGAACAAAGAAGGAGTTCTAGTCCAAAATCAGCAAGGGCGTTCTTATTTTTACATACACTTCCTTGGAATCAATTATATACTGACAATAGTACAGGAGGTCCGACAGGTGACGGAGGATTACAATCTGCTATATTCAATAATGATGAAGGAAATACTATTAGTAACTTATTCAACAGAAAGAGTGCATTCTTAAATGTACCATATTTATGGTGTGCGTTTATTGGTGGTTTACTTTGGAGATATGATGAAAGTGATATTAGATATGAAGATGATAAACCATTCAATCAAGGTGGTGACCCTAGTGGTAAGGTACCAAGTTATAAAGGTGGTTCTGGTGCTTTTGACCCTATTATTTGGGGTAAGCCTTTTAATAGATGGGCCGACTCTGATATAGAATTTTCGTATATAGGTGATTATAATACTGACCACGAAGAAGGTCAAGCAAGAGATTTATACCCAAATAGAAATCAATATTTAACATCTTGGACTGCTGATGGACCACTAGAGTTAGATACTGATGGTAGGTATAAACAAATATCTACCACATTAACAAATTTACCAGTACAAGTAAAACGAGAATTTAGAAAAGCATTTTTTAAATTTGTTAATAGTGATGAATGGCAAATAATTAGAGATACTTATGAATTACACCCAAAAGATTGGGATAATCGTGATGTTGGTTCTGTTTTACTTTCATCACCTGGTGTTTTTGAATATAAAACAAATGGTTTTAATAATGGTACATGGGATGATGGGAGTAATAAATGGAAAAACCTTTGGACTTCTGGTGCTAAACTAGTAGATACTGGAGGTGACCCATCAGCAGCATCATCATTATATGTTACTAACGACATAATTGGTATTAAAGCATCAGTAGTTGAACAATTTCCAAACTTCAAGGCTGGGAATTATGAATATTTAGAACCAATACGTAGAAGGGGTGTTGTTGGTGGTATAACTGGTGGGTATGGTGCTGAATTAAAAGTTGCTGGTGATTTATTATCATACGTTAACCCAGGTATTAATACGGCAACAAAAATTATAACCACTGTAGAAGATGTTCAAATTAAAAAGAATGGTAGTAATATAGTTCCTGGTGAAAGTGATATCTATAAACAAACATTATTATATAATTGGGATATGGCATTAGCTGATAATGATGCGAATAAAACACTTGTAAATTTATTTAGACGTGGTGTATGGATTGCTAATACATCATATAAGACATGGGTACAATATTCAACATCATTTTTAGGTGGTGCGTTAACTCAAGACCCAATTGCAAATGAGTTTGCGGTTGGTAAATTAGAATTAAAAGCATATGTACAATCATTTGTTAGTGAATGGAAACGTCTTAATGATTTAGATACGGCAACAAACGAAGAAAATGCTTTAAAACAACAATTATTCAATACAATGGATAATGATGCGATTAGACTTAATATCTATAGACATTGTAAATCAATTTATGATAAATGGATTGCTGGTTCTGGTGGTAACATTATGACAAGTTGTGGTGGTGGTACTAATAAAAAGATAGTTGATAATGCCTTAGCGGGTAAAGACGGTAGAAGTACACCTAGGTTGATTGATAGTTTTAGGTTTGTTAATAGAGGTTTTAATGATATAGGTGATGAATTTTTAATTAACCCAAGTGTTATCAATGATGTCGTAACAAATAATATGAATCAAAGTTTTTACGATTTAATATCTAGGGTACTTGCTGATAATAACTTTAACTTTATTGCACTTCCAGCATATATAGATTATCATAGTAAAGATGAGATGTCTGCATTATTTAAACCAGAAATATTCAATAAAGAATTAAATGATGACGTATCTGGACCAACATTCGTTTGTGTATACGTGGGGCAATCATCAAATAAATTAGACTTAGGTACTAGTTCTGATTTCCCAAATGATGGTTTCGACTTCACATGTGATGCGGATGGTAACCTAATTGGTCTTCCATTAGATTTTACTAATGACAAGAAAGACCATGAGAATAATGTTGTTGCATTTGCTGTTAATTATGGTCAACAAAACCAAAACATATTTGAGGATATTAAGTTAGACCAAAAAGAATTTACAGAAACTGATGAATCATTACAAGTAACAGATGCTATTGCTAAGGGTGGTTCTCAAAGCAATAGAACTCAAGCTGGACAAAACCTTTGGAATGTTTTCCAAGTAAGGTCTTATTCAACAGAAATAACGGCTATGGGTAATGCTATGATTCAACCTATGATGTACTTCCAATTGAATAACATACCAATGTTCCATGGTGCTTATATGATTATAAACACTAAACATCAGATAACTGCTAATCATATGAAAACTGTATTTAAGGGTGTTAGAACAAGGTTTATTGATACTCAATTAATTGATGCTGATACGTTGTACATGTCAATGTTAGGAACACTTTCAGATGTTGATGGTGCTAACTATGAATTAGGTGTGGCTAAAGAAACGACTGCAACATCTTCTAGTAAAAATAGTGTTGCTGTTGGCGAACAAGGTAGTTTTGTTAATTATGATGTTAAACCAAATGACGGGTTAACATTTCAAGAAAAGAATCCTAATGCTAAGGGTGATTCATATGCTATGGAGGCTGTTGGTAAATTCATGGAGGCTTTAGCGATTAGGTGGCATCAAGCACATAAAAATACAACATACGGTGATAAATTCTATATTAATTCATTCGGTAAGTATAATGGTGGTGGTCATAAGACTCACAGTGAGAAGAGTCTACACTACGTTGGTAGAGCAGTTGATTTTAGACCAATGTTAAAAACTAAAGAGGTTAAAAAATGGAACGTTGGTGACTCTAATTACTCTACTGAGAAAAATATAGAATTATTCCAAATGGCTATAGATATGTCCAACTCAAATGAATTTGGTGTTAAATTAAATAATATGATATTAAATGATTCAACATTAATTAGTCATTTCGCTGGTATAAAAAATAAAGATGGTGGTAATTTAGTAATTAACGTTTCTGGTCATAAAAATCACATTCACTGGGAATTTGAAATCCCAGATGATGTTGCAATAAGTATTTCTAAAGGTCAAAAAAATGAACAATTAACAACAAATGGGGTTAAAGGTACTATTAGTACTGATATAGCAACAACACCAAATAAGGAAACTAGGTTAAAATCATTAGGTAAAGTTTAATTAATTATGACAAAATACGAAAAAGCAATTTTAGATATGTTATCCTATGCAGAAGGAACCTTAGGTATTTCTAATAATGGTTACGATGTAATGTTTACAAAAAGAATTATAATTGGTTGGACTGAGGATACTGATATAGTACATGGTTTAAGTGATTGGGTTATAAGAGCTAATGGTATTAGTTCATCTGCGGCTGGTAGATATCAATTTTTAGGTGATACTTGGATTGGAAGTTGGAAAGGTGGTGATAAGACTAAGAAAGGTCAAAATGTACCATTAACCAAGAATAACCAAGATATAGCAGCTTTATACCAAATAAAACGTAAAAAAGGTGTTACTGACGATGAGTTAAATGGGATGGAGGATTTTAATACTTTTAAAATAGTTTTGGATAAAATAGCACCAGAATGGGCATCAATTCCCAAATTGAATGGTGATACGTATTACAAGAATCAACCAGCTAGACACACTCATGAAGATTTATATGATGTTTTTATGAAAGCATTGGCTTTATATTAATTTTTTTATGTATCTTTGCATTCATGAAGATTGCGAACATAGTAACTAGTAATAAGGTAGATGTCACTGATGATATAAATGTTGTTAAGGACATTAAGGATATCATTGAAGGTATCCCAACTCTTGTTACGTCCTATCAATGGTTAATTAAAAACTATGACGATTATGATTTCTATGATAAAAAGTTAGAAGATGATTTATATTGGACATTTGCTAGAACAGAACGTAGGGATATATTCGCAAATGATGTTGAGGATTTTGTGACACTTGCTAATAAGAAATTAATAGAAAAGGTTAATTATGTTTTCATTGATTTTATCCAGTATCACCCATTAACAATAAGAAAGATAGTTAAAAAGATTATATCATTAAAGTATAAAGTAGCCTTTAAACATAGGGATATGATATACATATACGGTGATAATTTAATCTTTGGTGTTGACCTTGACTTGATTAATTATATGGGTTTAAATTCAATTAAGATTGAAAATAAGATAAAAACAAAATGTGATGTGTTTTTGGAAGATAGTGAAATATTTATAGAGTATAAAGATAATATGGAAAGGCTGAATCATTCGGTTAAGTACATACCTTACTTGTACTATATAAAAAATGAATAAAACAATACTATTAGCATCATTTATCTTCCCAGAAAGATTAGAATGGTTTTTAGATTATCTTGAAAACAAATTTGCTATAACTAGAGATAAGGTTTTCGTGTATAAAAACCTTGATGATGAATCAAAATTAATAATAACCTTCAAATTCAGAATAAAGGAAGGTGAAAGGGTAAATTTAAAGGCTTTATTTCCAAGTGCTATTCTTATTCATAAAAGAGGTAATGCTATCTATACGATAAATGCACTAAATAAGTTAATAGAATCAATCACTGATTTTAATATTGGTAATATAGACTATAAATCAGTTAAGATAGATTGGGATGAATATCAAAACAAGTTAATCCTATCGAATAACGGTGAACTGGCGATATTTAACATAGAGAGGGTTTTTTAGTGAATTCTTGATATTTATAATAAAGACTAACGTAAACAAAAAATATAAATTATGTCAGACAATAAAAACAAACAAAACGTAGACCAAGGTTTAGACCAATTCTTAGGTCAAACAGAACAACCAAAACAAGAAGATTGTAATGGTGATAAAGAATGTATGATTAAACAAAACCAAGGTCTTGTTGAAAGAATAAATAAAACTATCAAAACGGAAGATGGTAGACAATTATTAATGTAAGACAATGAAGGACAAAAAGAAATTACTAAACGAAGAATTAAAGAGGTTTAGACTACTTAATGAGTATTCCTTCTATACCGAGGATGATGACCCAAAAGGTGATGTTGACCATTTATTATTGGACAAATTAAATGAAGTTGACCCAGAAGGTGAGGACCCAGAATCGGAAGCACCAGAAGGGGATATTGATTTAGGCGGTCTTGAAGATGAATTAGATGGTGATATTGCTGACCCAGAAATGGAAGGTGAACCAACTGACGATATGGGTGGTGAAGAACCTATGGATGAGCCAATGGACGAACCTATGGATGATATGGGTGGTGAAGATTTATCTGTTGATGAACCAGAAGATGTTGAGGAATTAGATGTAACTGAATTAGTTGCTAGTACTGATGAAGCAAAACAAGCTGCTGCTGATGCTAACAATAAAGTAGACCAACTAATGGGTATGGTTTCAAGATTAGAAACTCAATTAAAAGATGTTAACAGTATTGGTGCTAAAATAGATAATTTAGAAAATGAATTAGAAAAGAGAGCACCAACACCAGAAGAGAAAATTGAAATGAGGTCATTAGACTCCTATCCATATAATCTTAAACTTACTGATTTTTGGAAAACCCAAGAAGGTAAGTATGATGTATTAAATAATGATAAGGAAGAAGGTACACCACAAGAATATACTCTTACACAAGATGATGTTGATTCCGATTATTCAGAAACTGATATCAGAAGTAGTCTTGATAATGATATGGAATACGAAGAAGAAGATATTTAATAAACAAATAAAAACATAAAAATTAAAGCCTCATAATAATGGGGCTTTTTTTATGTTTAATATTTTTTAAGTCTTAGGTTGAAACCTAAAAAACTATTACGTATATTTGTAAAAATAAACCTAAATAAAGTTGAGAAATCGCTTGACTTTTTTACTTAATTTAGTATATTTAAACCATGATATTAAACTATCATTAAGTAACCTAAATAAATTAAAGTAATTAAAAAAAAAAGTAAAATTATGAGTAGATTAGATGCAGTAAAAAAGCAGTACGCAGAAAACAGTGCCGCTAGAACACCAAAAACGAAACACGTTTTTAACAAAGATGCATACTTCGGAACCTTCTTACCAGAAGGTGTTAGTAGTGCACAAAGACAAATTAGAATTGTAGAACCTAAGGGTGAGAACGATTCCCCATTCGTTGAGATAATGGGACACAAAAGACAAGTAGATGGTAAATGGACAACTTTCATATGTCCTAAACACGAAAAAGGTGAACCATGTCCTTTCTGTGAAGCTAGAGAGATATTACTAGCAGACGGTACCGCTGAATCAAAAGAAGAAGCGAAGGGATTTTCTGCAAAGAAAATGTATATCGCAAAAGTAATTGACAGAGCAAACCCAGAACATGGTGTTAAATTCTGGAGATTCAATCACCACTATAAAAATGCTGGAACATTCGATAAAATTAATGCGGCAAATGGAACCCTACCACAAGGTGAGGACCCGTATTCTGCTGTAAATGGTAGAGATATGATTATCAGTATTACCAAAGATGGTAAAAATTCAGTTGTGACTGGTATTAACTATAATATGACACAAACTCCATTATCTGATGATGCAGAACAATCAAAAGAATGGTTAGATTTTGCTCATAATAAAGATTGGTCAGATGGTATCTTTTCAATTAAACCTTATGATTTCTTAGAAATTATTGTTAGAGGTGGTATACCACAGTGGAAAAAGAATGAGAATGGTGAAGGTGGTGGATACGTTGATAAGGCTGACATTAATACAGCACCAGCGAAACCATCAGAACCACATGATACTGAACTTTCAATGGGTATAGCAAACACTAATGCTACTACTTCTACGGAAGTTAAAGAAACAGTAGCACCACAAAGTGCAATTGCTGAAACGGTAACTCCAGTTTCCACACCTACAACTGCTAAAGTTGAGGAAGAGGAAGAGGATGATGACTTACCCTTCTAAAAAAATAAAATTTGAAATATTGAAGGTCACTAAGCGTGGCCTTCATTGTTTCTAAATCTAACAAAAGTATTAATTATAAATATAATGGCTAAAAAGGCACCAAAAAAACCAGTGGCAAAAACAAACTTTGACCTAAACACATTCTTAGATTCTGAAAATATTAAAACAGAACCAAAAGATAAAGAACTAACATGGGTTCCGTTATCTAAGGCTTGGCATGATGCATTAAAATTCCCAGGTTTTCCGAGAGGTTACGTTTCTCTAGTAAGAGGATTCTCAAATACTGGGAAGTCAACAGCATTCTATGAAGCGATTGCTGGGGCACAAAAAATTGGGGATTTACCAGTTGTTATTGAAACAGAAGGTAACTGGTCTTGGGACCACGCAAAACAAGTAGGGGTTGAATATCCTTAAGAGGTAGAT